TATAACAATCATGAATCATAGGCATATAAATGCTTTCTTCTATTTCATNATTAGCTATTGGGTCATAAAATTTAATTTCAAATGTTGGTGGATATTTTGCTATAAAACCTTGTACTTCTGGATACATGTATTTTCTAAAGAAATTTTCAATATCTCTTATATCTCTTGATTCATCTTCTGATTCAGGGACAAGTGTAAAAGCAAAAGAAAATTGTCTTAAATTTACATTTTCAAATGCAAGAGCAGTTGCTGGATTAATAATAGAACCTGCTGCTATGCTAGCTGCTGATACAGCTTCTGGAGCTATTCCAAGCTTATCAATAATTTTTAAACCTGTAGTTACTTGTTCTTCTTGAGTAGTATCTCCTCCAGCACTTTTTAAACTTTGAGCACCTTTGATCATTCCTAAGTTAACTCCATTATAATTAGCACCATCAGTAAACTGTAAGCCTGATGGCATGTATAATTGAATTGACTCAAACTCAGCTGAAGGTAATGATTTTTTAATTGAAAATCTTATACTTGGAAGACCATCTCCTTCTCCTGCAGTTCTTAAACTTCTTGGAAATACTTTTGTTGTCATACTTAACCTATATAAATAAAATAAACTATAGAGTTATTTATATGAGTTATCAAGGGAAATACAAAATAAAGCATCCTGAAAAATATGCTGGCAATCCAAGTAAGGTTGTATATCGATCTTTGTGGGAAAGACAAGCATTTAAATGGTGTGAAAACAATCCAAAAGTAAAGATGTGGAATTCAGAAGAGGTAGTTGTACCTTATAAATGTAAGACAGATAATAGACTTCATAGGTATTTTGTTGATCTTTTTATACAGATGGACGATAAAAAAACTTATTTGATTGAAATTAAACCTAAAGGACAAACACAGCCACCTAAGAAACGCACTCGTAAGACTAAAAAATATATTAATGAAGTAACGACATACGCAAAAAATATATCTAAATGGGAAGCGGCTGCAGAATTTGCCGAATATAAGGGTTGGAAGTTTCAAGTATGGACAGAAGAAACTTTAAAAAATTTAGGTATAAAGATCCTATAATTCTATATAAATAACTGTATGGCAAGTTTATTTGATACACTACAAGCTGGAGCTCAAAGAGCAGGCGTCACTGCACGTACAAAAAATTCTCAAAAATGGTTTCAAAAGAAAGCTCAAGAACTCGTTATGCCAAATCGAAAAGCTCTTCTTAAAGATGATGCTTTAGAAAGAACAGGTAGAAATATTCGTGGTAATATGTATATGTATTTTTATGATCCTAAATTTAAAGAAACATTACCATATTACGATAGATTTCCATTAACAATTATGATCGATCCAGCTCCTGGTGGTTTTTATGGTTTAAACTTACATTATTTAAACTATCCAGTCAGAGCAAGATTTTTAGATGAGTTAATGAATTTAGCTCCAAACAATGTAAAAGATACTACAAGATTAGTTAAATTAAGATACGATCTTTTACAAAGTGTAAAAAAATATAAAGAATTTAAACCATGCTTTAAACACTACCTAGGTAAACATGTGGTCTCTCAGTTTAGTAGAGTGCCAATGACAGATTGGGAAATAGCAATCTTCTTACCAGTAGAACAATTTAAAAAGAAAAGTAAGACTTCTATTTGGAATGAAAGTCTTAAAATTGCGAGAAGCTAATGTCAAGTATTGATAATTTAAAATCGTTAATAAGTAAAAAAGGTGGTCTTGCGAAGGCAAATAGATTTAATGTTATATTTACACCACCAAGTCAATCACTTTTAAATATAGATATTGGAAGTGTTATAGGTTCAGTAATATCTGGGAACTTTAGTGCTAACAATTTAGTTAATGATCCAAGAGATATTTCAATTCTTTGTCAAAGTGTAACATTACCAGGAACAAGCCTGAGTACCTTTGAACATCAAGATTACAAACAAGCAAACAAGTTTCCTTATACCTTTATTGATGATGATGTCACAATAACATTTTTACTCACAAATGATTATTATATGAGAAAAATGTTTGATACTTGGCAATCAAATGTTTTGAATAAGGAAAGCTATATCGTAGGATATAAAAAGAATTATGCGGTTGATGTTATTATACAACAACTGGATGAGCAAAATACTCCAATTTATGGAGTAAAACTTGAAAAGGCGTATCCTGTTTCATTTGAGAGCATTGAGCTTTCACAAGAAACAAGTGATACAATTAAGATGAGTGTGACTTTTGCGTATGATAAATATGTACCAGAAGGACCATTAAGTAGTACTGGAAGTGCTATTAGGTCCGCACTTGATATATTTGGATAATATTATAGGAGAATAATTATGGCATTGCCACAATTAAATACAGCGAAGTATACCACAATGGTACCGTCGCTGAAAAGAGAGGTTTCTTTTAGACCTTACCTTGTAAAAGAGGAAAAAGTTCTAATGATGGCTATGGAAACACAAGACCAGAAGTCAATCATGAGAGCGGTAAAAGAAGTAATTAAATCATGTGTATTTGATAATATTGATATTGATAAACTTGCTATGTTTGATATTGAAGCTTTATTCTTAGCTTTACGATCAAAATCAGTTGGTGAAAATGTTGCTATTAAATTAAAATGTGAGTGTGAAGAGCTCACTGAAGTTAATATTAATTTAGATGAAATTCAAATTAATGATATTGAAAAGGATAATGTTATTCCTTTAACATCAGAAGTTGGTGTAACAATGAGATACCCTGCTCTATCAGATATAGAAAATATAGATGCAGAAGGTGGTATTGATTCAATGATGGATATGATTATTCAGTGTATGGATTCTATATATGATACTGATGCTGTACATGATGTAAGTAATGAATCAAAAGAATCTGTGCAATCTTTTTTAGATAGCCTAAATGGCGAACAGTTTAAAAAGTTAGCTGAATTCTTCGAAGAATTGCCATCATTAAATTATAATGCAGAGTGGGATTGTGTTGGTTGTAAGAAACATAACACAATGGAGTTAAAAGGTATTGCGAGTTTTTTTACGTAAGCCTCTCACACGATAGTCTTGTAAACCATTATAGGACTAACTTTGCAATGATGCAACATCATGGATATAGTTTAACTGAACTTGATAATATGATACCGTGGGAGAGGGAGATTTATATAGCTCTCTTACAGGATTGGATAGAAAAAGAAAATGAAAGAATTAAAAACGAGAATAGGAGAAAATAATGGCTGAAACAGATAACAGCAGAAATGAAGTCGAAATCGATTTAGATAAGTACATGGCTATGATCGAAAAGCTTGATGAGCAAGAAGATAAGATCAAAGAAATGCAAGAAGAAGCTAAAAAGGCAAGGGATCAATTGTCCCCACCTAAGCGTAAATTCATGGACTTATTTTTGGATGATAATGATATTAATGAAAAAGCAATCATTGGTTTTATATCATTCTTTCTCATGACAGTGTTTGGTATTACTGATTTAGTAACAGCGCTTGTATGGGATATGGATTTAAAAGTTTCTGAAACAATATATACATCATTTGTTGTTGTAACACTTGGTGCGTTTGGTATATCAGAAGCTGGAAAAGCTTTCGGCGGTAAATAGGAACAATTAAATGGCAGATGACACAAAAAAGAATCAAACTAAAACTTTAAGCGAGATTCAAAAGCAGGCTGAACAAGATAAAGTACGTAATGCTAAACAAGATTTATCGAATAAGCTTGCAGAGTCATCATTAAAAATTTCACAGTTAAGAGAAAAAGGAGAAAATATAGCTGCTGATAAAATGCAGTCATTATTAGATCTGGTTGTTAAAAATTCAGAACGTAGTAATTCGGTTATTGATAATCGATTAGCTGAACTTAATAGTCTTAATTCTCAAATTACTAATCAGCTCGATATTGCAGAATCAGCAGAATCTATTAGAGATAAAAGAAAAGAAGATTCTGATAAAAAGCTTGCAGACATACAAGCTAAAATGTTAGCAACAAGAAAAGAGCCCTTAGAAGAATTAACTAATATTATTCAACAAGATACTGATATTAATAAAAAACAATTAGATGCATCAGAAGCATTAAAAAAAATAACTGGGACCTTTGGATATAGAGCAACTGAGCAAAGTAAAGAGCTTAAAGCAGCTTTTGAAAATGAACAAAAATTATTATTAGATGCTATAGAAAAAGGTGATGAAAGACAGATTCAAGAAAGCTTAGCTATGATTGATGCTATTAAAGAAGGAGCTGAATCTGAAGAAAA